GAAGACCGGCAGTAGCTGCCGCTCCTCGTAACGTTACTGGATCACGAACAGCAGATCCGAGCCTTGGCACGCTGGTTCTTAGAGGATTAGCAACAGCAGATCCGAGCCTTGGGGCGGAAGTGGCGATCGGACTCGCAATATCCCGTACTCGAACACTAGAATTACGAGCTATGATTGCTACAGCAATAGCTGCTCCAGTTATAACAACAGCTTTAGCAATTCGTTTCTTTTTCGAAGACTTTGAGCTTCCACCACTACTAGAACTTCGTTGCTTTCTCACTCCCCAACGCATGCCTTTTACACCGAAGTGTTCGAGGACATCGTCTGCAGTTTCGAACGTCATTCGAACACTCCCTTCATCGCGCATCCCTAAACGTTCTGTGGGCTCGGTTCAACGCGTTGGTCCAATCTCTCGTTTCGAGATCCCTCAGCCGATTTCCTTGCTCTACAGTAATCTTCCCGGAGGAAACGGCATTTCGAATCGCAGAAACTCTAACCACGCTATTACTTTGTATTAGTTTGAAAGCAGAATCATAAGCTTGTCTAGCCGAGGGAGTTTGCGGAATTCTAGAAACGGGCATGGATCCTCTACTGCGTATAATTGCTCCTGCAACAAGAATTCCACTAACAGCCGCCATTTGTAAGGCAATTTTCTTTTTAGACCTTTTTGGTTTGGTGCTTCTGTCTGATCCAGAACTTCGATTATTCCGAACACCCCAACGCATGCCCTTTACACCGAAGTGTTCGAGGACATCGTCTGCAGTTTCGAACGTCATTCGAACGCCTCCTTGTTAGCCTTGTATGCAACGTAGGCGTCCATCATGGCCGACACGTTGTCGATCTTCTCTTCGGCACGCTTCTTGAGAAGCTTACGGTTTCCGTTAGTATCCTCAAGAGTAACCGCGTTCCCCATTGCGAAGGACATTAAGTCTTGATCGAAGATCAACTTTCGTTCCTCTGCGAAAATCTTCAATTCACCAAGAGGAACCGATTCGGTTCTTGCACCTTGAATGACTTTCTCGATTCCGAATGGCCCGTTCTCTGCTTCCCATCGAGTGACAAACTCTTTGGCGTTATATGGGTCGAATCCAAAACAACGAACATCGTATTCGTTTCTCAACAAGAACGCATCGAGATCGTCGTAGACTTCCATCATGTCTAGGACTGTTCCTTCTAAGACATGAAGACTTCCTTCCTGGATAAACTCTTCATACTTATGGCGCATGGCCCCAGGAAGTTTCATCAACGTCAACGACGTGATGTAACTACGAGTTTTAACACCGAATGATTGATTCGACAACGGAAAGAGGAGCGTAAACGCACAGAAGTCGTCGCCTTGCGAAAGGTCGGCTCCTAGAGCACACGGCATTCCCCAGAATTGTCTTGGCGCGTGTGGCAGAGTGTCTTCATAGGTGAAGAAGTAGGTATAACCCTCCATCGGAATGCCAAATCGCTTGGCAAGGATGTCATTTCGAGATGCAGGAGCATTTTCGGCTCTTTCGACGTCCAAATGGTACGTGTCGTACGACACGGTCTTTCCGAGGTTGGGATTTGCCTTTAGCCATGTCGCTGGGTCTGCTACTTCCTCTACTTCGTCCAGTTTGTAATGCCAAATAGAAACATGAGGCGCTTGAAACTCACCACGAAGAATACTAGCGAGTTCCATTTTGATGGTATCACCAGAACCGTTCCGAACAGTCCCTTCGGAACTTATAGCAATGATCAAATAGTCTTCCATCTTAGAAGCACCCTGCTCTACAGCACCGACAACATCCTCTCTGAGATCACCAGATAGCCATTCATCAATAGTTGAACAAGCGGGGCGAAGACCCTGCAACTTGTTAATAGACATTGGCCGAATCTCTAACAGAGAACCCGTCAAGAAGTTCTCAATTCCCTTCTTTGTCGATGCCAACTTTGCTCTTTGGGCTCTTGGTCCGGTTGTATTTTGTAAAGAGCCCTCGGTCAAGAACTTGAACAATGGCCCTCTCGACCTGGTGATGGCTGTGCGAAGAGGGGACATAACCTCGTCAGCCTGTTTCATCGTTGGGGCTGTGGTAACTTGATGCGTTGTGGCCGTAACCACGTTCAGGTAGTAGCCCTGGATGCAAGCGGCATACATTGACTTAGCAGACCCTCTTGCCACGATTAGGTACTGCTTGACGATTAAACGCTTTTTGATCACCTTTTGAACGAACCCACCACCGCCTTGCCCGTCTGGCTGATACACACTTCGTTCAACAAAGTAATACCAACCAAAGATCTGTTCCGCCCACAACTTAAAGGTGTCCAAAAGATGTAAATCACTACCATCAGTTAGTGTCAATTCGAATTCGCAGTACTTGATGAATCCCTCAACTGCCATGTCATCGTAATAGTAATTAGGATTTTCGATTAGCTCGTCAATTCGATTCATCTCCAGGGAGATTTCGCGGTTTACGGGAATTTCTCCTCGAAGGACCGCCTCCCGAAACTGACCGTAGTATTTAGGGGTCGCTGTATTTGATAAAGCCATTAAGCGACCTCCTTCCTACTTTCTCCGATTCAAAGCCTTTGACACTTGTGCATTTGCAGCATTTGTAAGTTGCGTTCGAGCAACGTTTGCAAGAACTGACCCCGCAAAGGCTGCACCAATCGCAACAACACCTCTTCTACTGCCACCACCTGTCAGTCTGGAATATTGCTGCTCCATCTGCATTCTATTCACAACCGTTCGAAGCTCTTCGTCAGATAGATCCTTTACCGACTTTCCGGTTCTACTTTGAGCAGCTTTGGCCAACTGACGACGAGATCGTCGGACCCCCCATTTCATTCCTTTGACGCCGTGATGAGAAAGAATTGGATCCAACCAACTTGACTGCTTGATACCCGCTTCTTCCTTCCAATCATCCGGAAGAAGTTCGATTGCACCGAGAGCTTTGGCCCGTTTGATAATCCAAGCCTTTGCTGCTTCCTTGTCCTTTGCCCGACCGTAAGCCTGAATAGCACGTTTCAAATCGGCTTCGTTACGAATGGGGAATCCGCCACCCGGCATTGCTTGACCTTTTTCGGCCAACTTTTCTCGAGTCTTGTTGCTGAAATCAAGATGCTCGACGAAGGCTTTCCCAATATCTCTTTTGCTTACCATGTCTCCTCCAACGTCGGTTCCTCTAATGCAGCTTCAGCATCATACACAATTACTTCTCGGATAGCATTGAGTCGCCACTCATGCTCCTTGATCTGCTTCTCCGTCGCCTCGATCAAATATGACGTTGTCGGCGGATCGAACAACAAACGAACCTTCAAAAATACGTAAGTTCTGACAAGACTACGTTGGTTGGGAGGAACCTCATAATCATCCCACGTTGGTACTTCGTCCTCGATTACAAATCCTCCCACTGGACCAATGCCGAGTTGTTCCAGAACCGAGAACGTTCCATTAATATGCGTAATGATGTCAAGATCGAACGGAGTGTAGCTAGCATCCAACCCGAGAATTTTCTTGGTGCTATCCAAAATACTGTCAGCCATCTTTCACCTCCATTCCTTTCATGGGATGTGGACTTTCAGAGCGCCACTGTTTTTACCAACCGATCCCCCGTGCTGTCACGTAGCCACAGGTTCACTTTGCCGCCACCTCGTTCAGGGAACTTCGCCCAAACAACTCGTTGCCCACCGATGGTATCCCGAAACGCCGGCTTCCATGAATCAGCCGTTGGTGTACGAGATGTGGTAACCGCCAAATAAATAGGCTGAAGGTTGGCTGGATCGTGATGATAATTAGCAATTAGCTTTACCATTTAGAGTACCTCAACTGTAACAGGAGCAACACGAATAGGACGTTCAGTAGTGTCGGTAAGACGATTCCATGGTTGATAAGCAGTAGCACCTGTCAGAACAACGGTGTTTCCACCGAAACTCCCAACGAGAATGGCAACGTAATAGTCACCTTGCACTCCGGAAGCAACAGCGTCATCCCACAGCTCGTGGGATTGACTGTCAACCACGATGGCATCATCCCAATCCCCCTCTGTTGGACGTGCGGCAGCAGCCATGAACGCCACTTCGGCACCGACAGCAGGCGGGTCACCAGACCAACCAAAATAAAGATACTCTGTCGAATCTCTATCGATTTCCATCGCTACTCCTTTTCTACGTTTCTGGGCCGGTTAGTACACGGCTAGTTTCTGGGCCATCAATTACACGGCTAGTTTCTGGACCATCCAGCTCGTGATTGATATTAACTGGGCCGTCCAACGCTTCGTTCTTCTGATTGGGCCCATCGACGATTCTTGACGTGTTAGGACCATCAAAAGTACGCAGTATATGAGGACCAGCAAACGTTCTTCTTGTGGTAGCGGGGCCATCAATATTGTCCCCAACGATGAATCCAACAATTAAACCACTGACAATCCCCTGAACGAATCCAATCCAGGAAATTGCACCGCTCACGCTTCCGCCACGAGCAGTTTTGCCGTTTACGGTTCCAACCCAACTAATAGATCCCGCAACAGCGCCTTCATTTGGAGCAACGTCCGGGGTTTCTCCAGTAACAGATCCCACCCATCCAACTGCGCCAGAAACAGCACCTTTTGGAACTCGGACGCCATTTACGGTGCCGACCCAAGATATAGCGCCTTCAACACTACCGTCGTTGATACCGACGGCTGGTGCCACTCCGTTAACCGTTCCAACCCATCCAACTGCGCCAGAAACAGAACCCGAAGAAGTTCTTCTGCCTGTGACAGAACCAACCCAACTTATAGAACCGGAGACAAATCCCAGATTCCCACCTATAACTACACCTGAACCCCAGGTAATAGCTCCAGATGCAGATCCTTTGGGCGTACGGGAACCAGTAACTGAACCAGCCCAACCAACAGCACCAGTAACAGCACCTTTCGGTGTTCTAGTACCAGTAACTGAACCAGCCCAACCAACAGCACCAGTAACAGCGCCTTTCGGTGTTCTAGTACCAGTTACCGATCCAGACCAAGAAATGTTTCCGGACACAACCCCCTGAGGAGTTCCGGTAACAGTAAATCTTGGAGTCTGAAGGTATGCGTCGAACGGACTTCCATCCAGATACACTCGGAATTCGTAAATATCACCCAATGCGGCGGGAGACTGAACGCCAATTTTGAATTCCAGTTCAGTGTATGCACCTGTGGCCGGTGCGTCACCGGTAACAGTTCCGACCCAAGATATAGCACCCTGGACGAAACCTAGATTACCACCGACGACAACGCCAGAACCCCACGTAACAGCGCCAGAAACAGCGCCTTTAGGCGTTCTCTTGCCAGTAACTGATCCAGCCCAGCCAACAGCACCAGAGACAGAGCCTTTCGGCGTTCTAGTACCGGTAACAGTTCCAACCCAAGATATAGCACCAGAAACCGTTCCACCATTGACGGCAGGAGCCGGTGCTACACCGTCAACAGTTCCAACCCAATCGACAGCGCCAGAAACTGATCCTTTAGGGGTTCTAACGCCAGTTACTGATCCGACCCAAGATATAGCGCCAGAAACATCTCCTCTAGACGTTCTAGTACCAGTAACTGTGCCAACCCAACTGATTGCACCAGCTACAGCGCCATCTGGATTTCCTTGGGGAACCGTCATGTATGCTTGAGAAACTCTGGCAGTAAGCCCCGTTACGCCTTGAATCTTGAACTCAAGACGCAAGTCATTATAATCGGTTATGTTCGCAGCATTACCTGAAGTAACTGAGTGGTTGTAATCCGCTGCACTACCTGTGAGAGTCTCAGACCAAGAATCAATCTGAGTCGCACCTTGAAGGAGTCGAACCAAAAGCGTTCCACTACCAGCAGTTTGCCATGCTCTTACTGTAACTGAGTGGCCAGTGTCTACTTCAGGAGCTATAGCAGGATTGCTCAACGATGTTTCGTATGCGCCAGATGTAATAGGCGGAGGCGCTGGACGAACAGCGATTAACAAAGCCGAGTTTCTAGCGTTTGAAACGTCAACTGTAGAGAATGTTGGCGGGTCTTCCGACGATGCATTGACTTGACGGAATGACAGCTTCGATTCTACACCACCAAAAACATCCGCTGTAATACCAGAAAGAACGCTGCTTGTGTAGTTAGTGGGGTCGCCAGACCCCATTCCGGTAAACGAACCAGTAGTAGCATCTTCGCCGCTACCACCAACGAGAATCCACAAAGTATCCTCTGCGGCCCATCCAGAAGGATCGAAAGCTGCAACATTCGCCGCTGCAGCAGTCCCGTTGACAATGTTACTAGCTTCTGGCGGAGTGGAAGCATGGGCTCCTGGAATGGATATAAGCCACATAACCGAGTCGCTTGCTGATGTGTCCGCAGTTGTAACTGTGAACGTTCCAGTTTCCGATCCGGTTGACCATTTGTACGCACAACCGATTCCCATGGTCGTAGTTGTGGCTTGATCTTTGAATTCAGTGAATCCCCCACCCCAAGAAGAAAATTCGGCGTTCGTACTGTTACCGTCATACGTAACGGCGATGGCAATTAGTAAGTCTCCGGCATTCTTCGTCAACGACGACAAGTTAGGAAACGTTTTGGTTGCACCACCAGCGGTATTCAGTGTAGATAAAACTCGACCTGCCGCAACTGTAGGAATTGTGGGGAATGCCATGTCACACGCTCACTGTTATGTAGTCGGCATCGGATGTGGACGTTTCATTAAGCGTGTCCCACAAGTTTGTAGTTCCAGCAGTATTGGTTACCCAACCAACACGAGCGACGTCACTGTCGGGCCTTAATGTCTCTGTCGCAGCCACAGATCCTGGACGCACGACAACATCGAGAACAAAGTAGTTCCACGTCGATGTGTCTCCGACCGTCGCACCCCAAACAGGAGTGATAGTTCCCGATGACCATGGGAACGACGCAGCGGCACCCCAGTTCGTCACCGAGTGACCGTTCGATGAACCAATCGATGTCCACGTTCCGCCAGCCGTCGGAACCTGAATAGCAGACGGATCAGTCCCGGTAATCTGACCGGCGACACCGGACAATATCAATGCTCCAGCTGTAACCGGAGTAGTCGCTGGACCAGTCAGTACTCGGGGCTGCGCTCCATTCGATCCGGTGGCGTTCACCGGGGTGATGTCCTCCGGAGTGGTCTGATCTGCCGTTCCACACTCAACAACAGCGATGAACACGCCATTGTTCTCCGAGTTGACACACGTCACCGTCAACGCCGCCGTCGTCAGTGACGGGTTCAATGATCGGAACCATCGGCCGCGATAGCTGCCGGTAGTAGCTTCGGTACCGATCGCTGTGAATGCCGGCCCGGCATCGGAACGTGTCGGTGTGGGCATTGCCGTCCCATGGAAGACATGGACAAAGACGTAAATAGCAGATCCAGGCGTCAACGCTGATCCGAACGTCGCCGCAGCAGTCGTCAGATGTGAATGACTAGCAACCTGTAGTGGAGTGACTGCCATCAGACCACCTCGAATACTAGGAGCCAATCAGAATCACCGGCAGCGTTGTTACCAAGAGACCCAATCGCCTGTGCACTAAGCGAAGTTGCGTAAGTGTTGATCGTTGTATACGTACCGTTCGTCGGATCGAACTTGCGAACTCTAACGGTAGACACCTGATTCAGCTCAGTGAGATCGAACGTCAACGTGGCCGAACCACCTGCTGGTCGATAAGCCAGCGCAATAATACCCGTCGTAGTTGTCCCGTCGAATCTTGCTGCAGCCTGAGTAGTACCTGAGCCTTCACCTCCAGTAAGGAACGTATCGGTGGTGTCGGGAACCATGGTTTCCAACCAATCAGCGTTGAGCGTTCCTATGAACGTTGCAAACCGTGAAGCGTCTTGCGAGCCACCACTGTCAAGAGCAGCCACCCAATCTCCACCGCCACCCCAGTTAGAAGAACCAAAGTGCCAAATTGGATGGTTGCCGAAGAACACGTAGCAAGCACCGGCACACATCGGACCGTAAAGAGCATAACGACACTGAGCTCGAGAAGCTCCGTCGCCTTCATACAACGGCTCGAAGAAACCAAAAGGAATAGTTGGAGAATTAGAATAACCACCTGCTGTATGTGCTACGTAATCCAACGTGCTGCGTCGGTAACCATTGTCGAAATCCCAGGAAATACCGGACCCGGACCAGTTCTCTACTCCGGTCAACCCGTTGTCGCCAGCGCCAACCGTCAGCAGATGTGATGTACCTGCCTGCAGCGCATCAGCAACAGCCTTTGAGCGGGCCATCTCAGTGGCAGAAGGGATGCGATCATGACCAATCAACCACATAACGTTAGGATATGACGCAAATCGTGTCGCCAAAGCCTGCCCATACGTCGTCATCTGAGCGTTTGTGGCGGCAACCACTTCGTCGTTCCAACCTTCATCGGAACTTGGAAACCCGAGATACTGCGGACAAATCAACATCGTGATCCCAAGGCGAAGAGCCTCCGCCACCTTGAATTCTATGTGATCCCAGTATGCATCCGTCAATGTAGACTGAAATGCTGTACCAGTAAAGGGCAATTGACCATAAGTGTTCTCGTAGAACGGTGAGTTATCGGTGAATGCATGCTCTGGGGCTGACAAGACGACGAGATTGAACCCTTTCTCGGCCCGATCTTCCAAATATAAAGTACTGTCAGCATCGTCAATCTGTGCCGACATCGACCAAGCCGTATCTCCAACGAGAAACAACGGATTTCCGAACTGATCCAAGAAATATCGCCCATTCGGTGACACTGACGCAGGGAAAGAGAACCCACCACCCAAAGAAATAGTGTCAACACCGTTCTCGTCATCCCACATACGGCCCGTCGAGAAGAAATCTGTCGACTTTCCGTCTGGCGGAGTTAACAATGGCGTCGTTGGTTCGCCACTAGCTGCGATGTTGGCCGAAGTAGCGATAAAGACTGGACTTCCGCCACCAGATCCCACTGGAACGATCGTCCATGTAGAATCCGTAGTCTTCTTGAAATACAAAGGATAAACCCCAGGATCAGGAATAACATCGGCATCGACCAACATCCTCAACCGTGCTGATTGTCCAAGTTCCAACGACGTATTAACATCTTGGTTTTCTTTCCAAGTTGCCGTAACCTCTGTTCCGTCATCATTACGCCAACGAAAACCTTCTTGAACAACCACGTTTCACTCCAATCGTTGGAACCTCAGGTCGCCGTGCCTGGGATGCTGATTCCCGTAACGGTGTACTCACCTGCTGCGTTGAACGTCTGATCTCCGGTAAGTGCATACCAACCGTAGAACGTTCCAGCGCTTGAGGCCGACCAGAAGCCGGCATGGGTTGCGGCCCCCGAAGCAGCACCGCCAGTAAACGCCAAGTCGACAGTGGCGATCATGTCGCCGTTCGCAGCCGTCACCCATGTGATGGCTTGTCTACCAGCCGCCGACTCGTTCGAACCAGAAGCGTTCGGTTGAGCCGTGTGGATGGCCATGTGGGTCATCGCCGCCTGCATCGCTGCGGCTCCGATGTTCAGAATCGTGTCATTGAGAGCCATAGCTCATCTCCTTGTAGTGTTCCTGGTTCACGGTCTCTTATGCTGAGTCAGCTCTTCTTGTTCCTGCGCTCTTCGGCACGAAGACGGTTGCGCTCGGCGGCAACAGCTTCCGGATCGAGGCCTGCCTTCTTCAGACGAATATCACGCTCACGGCCTGATCCCCAGATCTTGCTACCACGAAGAGTCTCTGCCGCCGCAGCAGCAACGGTGGACTCGACCGAACTAGTGGCGGTCGACCCAACCGGAGCACTGTCAATTGGAGCGTCGCTCACCTGAGTAGCAGGAGGCGCATCAGTAGAAACTGGAGCGGAAGTCCGAGCCTGTGTTCCACCAGTTCCGCCAGCAACAGATCCCTTTGCCGGTACTGTCTTCTTTGCAGTCCCAGTCCCAACGGTCTTCTTCGGGGTAGAAGTAGTAGCCTTCTTTGCAACCATGTTCTTTCTCCTTGTCGTCACCAAAGTTTGGTGTCACCTGATTGTCGAGCGACAACGATCCTTGGTAACAAGGATGCATCGCTATAATGAATAGCATTATGTGTGGTATGAGTGGTCGTAATTAGGAATTCTGGGTCAAATATCCACTCTTCTCCATGCACGATGTCGTCTACAACAATGGGATTTATGTGATGTACCAGGAGTTCTCCACTGATCTCGTGTCCTGGGACACCCAAATCACACCCCTCATCCCGGACAATAACGACATCTCGAGAGGTTTTCCACTCTCTAGATCTGTAAAATTGCTGGTTTATGTATCGGTCAAACCCGAAAGTCGACCTTCCTACGTCACCATGCAATCTCAAATACTCGAAACGATCTTCGAACGACGAATAACGAGACAACTCAGTATAAGTTTTGATCATAATACTCCTCGTCGTCTGTTGGGTCTGGCTCTTGGCCAGTATATGCCCGCATAGCATCCAACGCTGCCGCGTAAAGCTCTTCAACCTTCTTGGCAGACGCCAGTTGCTCGACTTTGGACCTCAACAAGTCGTTTTCATTCTGCAAACGCTCTTGTTCAAGCTTTTCTCTCGACGAGCCAAGCTTCAAATAATGCGTAATGACCTGCGAAGATGCAGTCCCCTCGACCAGTTGCTTCTCGGCGAGGTCAATAGCCAAAGAGACGAGTTGCTTTTCGCGGCCGTCTTCGCTATGCGCAGGACGGCGTTTTCGTCGATCATTAGACATATGACCTCCTTCCTACCTCAGTACTTTTTCAGTACCTCCCAAGTCTGTGGGCCGACAACTCCATCTTGCGTCAACCCGTTCCAACCTTGCATGGTCTTGACCCGAGTGAACGTCTGAAGCCCGTAATAAGAATCTGCTGACAGGACCAGTCCCTGGCCCTTGAGAACGTTCTGCACCCAGAACACATCGTTCCCCTTCATCGGAGGAGATGAAAGACGAAGCGTTCGTTCGCCCAGGGCATATGTGTCCTTCGGCGGAGGAGGAGGCGGTTGCGGCACACCACCAATCGGGAAGTTTCCATTCGGATGAGGACGTCCGTTCTTGTCCCAAGTCGACCAGCCATCGATCTCGATCGGCTGCATGTGCCAAGGCTCACCTGGGACGTTGCAGTGAACGCCAAACTTGGCGATGTCTGGGTGTCCAGATCCCTGCTTCGGAACTTCGGCCCAAGTTGGCGAACGGTGGACGTTCGAACCGTTCCGAACGACGAGATCGAAAGCGCAATATCGCTTGAGGCCGGTGTGGAACGTCTGCAACTCGTGGAACGACATGCCTGGCGGGGCGAACCCGTCCTTGTCGGGCTGCACGAAACGAACTGCGCCGCCGATACCGATCTGTCCGTCTCGAGAGAATAGCCATGCTTCGACCCTCTCACCCGTCTCGTCTTCGAGAAGGTCCCATCGAGCCAGTTCCTTCAAACGGCTCAGTTCGACAAGCGCCCTTTGGTATCCCCATGGATAGAGAGTAGCCATTACTTGTCCTCCTCGACTGGCTC